TTAACGGTGAGCCTGTTATAGCCCTTCTTTGTGCCGCATTTAAAGCTGACAATGTTTGTTGGCTTGGGTCAACATACGTTTTATCAGGAAAATACGATGGAGTATCCGCTTGATATAATCTCTTAGATTCTCTTAGCCCATAGTCAATAAAAGGACGTAATGCTGGATCAATCTGCTCTCGAACTGTGGTTGTACCACCGCCTCCACCACCACTCATTTTGACACCTCCATAACATATCCTCTCGGTTTAAATCCTAACTCTTTTGCCATTTTTTCCCAACCCTTTCTCCAGCTATCAAAGGTAATTTTTTCCATGTTTCCCTGTCTTGCTATATTTTGTATTTCGACAAACGCTTGTTTCATATGGTTAGGCTCATTCGCATAAGCACACCAAATATGTAGCGTTTTATCCTCTTTAGGTTGTAATACCACAAAACCCAATGCTCTGTCATTTTCTTTAAAAAGCCACAACATTGACCTTTGAAATACACAATCCGCATAAATATCCTCCGGTATCCACCACTCCGGTGATTTACTTTGAACCTTTGCTAAACCTTTCTTTACATATTCCCATACTGTTCTAACTTGTTGCGGTTGTACCATTTCTGCAATCATCCTAGCACCACATATTTATAGGTGCAGTCTGCATTCCCATGTGCTGAATGGGTAAGTGTTGCTGATCCGACTGCTGTTACCGTAAATAGATTATCCATCTCCGCTGACGCATTAGCTGTTGTTGGCATATATAATACTACGCTATCTCTGCTAATTCGTGCATCAGTAAGAGTTGTTGATGTTCCACTGCTTGCTAAAGTTATACTTCCTGTTGAGTTAATTTTGCCACTAAGTATATTATTAACAACCTCGGATACATTTCTTGGTTCATCACCGCTTGGCATCAAAGTTCTAAACATTAACGACCACCAGTTGATGCTATTTCAACATCCATCCCTACAACGGTTTTCCAATTACCTGTAGGCGTTAGTTTAAGACGATGGTATTTGCCTACCGATCTTAGAGGAACTCGATTTTCCGTACTGGCCTCAACCGCTGACGAAAAAGTAATTTCTTCATCGGCTCTTTGCCGACTTGCGACCGATACACTACCACTGCCGGAATCAACAACGGGTCTTGCTAATTGAATAATTGAATTACCTTTGGAGCCAATGTCTGCCGTCCTAATGTCGGCTGTACTGTTTGTGCCAGTATAGGTTACGATTTTAGTTGACTCTGTACCCGCCAGTAAAAACTGTCCTCCAGCCCATATACGGCTGTCTAAGCTGGTATCTAGACTATCAATACTATTGCTGAATACATCCAGTCCTTCTAGTGTAATACCGCCCTGTGCCGCTCCTGCAATAAAATCCGTTGTTGCATCTCCCTGACTCCACCTCTGTAACTGCCAGTTGTAAATGAGTAAACTTTTAGTGCCAGAGTTGTTTGTATACGACCAAATAACTAACTTATTAACCGGATCAACAGCACTGCTCATTCCATCTAAATCGCTCAGATTAGCGTTATCAAAGAAAAATCTATCTACTTTTTCTGCTCCAATAGGCGTTACTGCTTGTCCATTGGTAACGTAAAACCCATCATCACTCAAGAAAAAACTATTATTACCATATTGCACAATGGAGTTTGGTGCATAACAACCAATTTGTCTTGAAATAGTATCAAACTGAAAAAATAATGGTGAGCCAATGTACTGCATCCTCACAATGCTTTTTTCTAAAAATACTATGCCAAACTCTCCTCCGGTAATTCCTTGTACATCTCCACCGTCCGGTATATCTTGCACGTCTGACTGACTGCCACTGCCTGAAGTCCAGTCATCTGGGTCGTTGATATCTGACCACGCAACCCTGTTGGGGTAACTGGATATATTCCCTGATACCACAAAATCTCTTACTGCTGTTATAAATTTCGCTACTGGTGCAGAAGCATTTAAATCAGCAAATAAACTCGAACTGTTTAACGTGAAACTTTGTAATTTGTTTTGACCGTTTGCCGCTATCACTAACGAACCAAACTGCAAAAACTTCCAGTTCGTAGTTGTTGTGTAATTTCCTGTTTTACTAACATTATCTAAATCTAAATCACTGGTATCAAATTTATAAATCTTTGTGGCACTTGCCGCAAACATCGTTGTTAAGTTATTAATCTTTCCACTAAACACAGTTAGCAGATTTGCATCTGCCGCATCGCTCAATTCAACCGTACTCGGTAGAGGTGCGTAACCACTTCCTACAGGAATGACATTTTTTGCCTCTGTCAAAGCACCAGCCAAACCACTTTGATCTGGTAGCCACTCTCCAAATGTTATCCGCTCCGAAGCCATGTATCTGTTCCTATTGTGTTATTTGTCCAAGTTTCATCGCCTGTTGTCAGATTTGTCCAACTTTCTGAACCAATCGGAGTATTGCTCCACTCCTCTGTTCCTACGGTTACCTCTGTCCATGTTTCTGTTCCCACCGTAACATCCGACCACTCCTCACCAAGCACCTCACTAGCACAAGCCAATAAAGCCGAAGCCGATACCTGTGCCACTGCCGTTATTGTTATTATAGCATCACATTGTACTGTCGCCGTTCCGCTGATGGACGCTGACGGTTGCTGAATCCTTGCTGAAGCTGAAACTGTTGTTCCGTTGGCTGATATTTGTGCAACTACGCTCTGTATTCTAATTCCAGCACTGGCAACACTGCCACTACCGGATACACTTCCTACCGCATTTTGTATTCGTGTGCCAACGCCAACCGCTGTCGCCGATCCTGATACCCCGCCAACTACGGATTGTATTCTTGTCCCTACGGCTGTTGTTGTCGCACTGCCAGAGACGCTACCAACTCCATAAAAAACTGTTGTATCACTGCTTTCCCATATTGCGTTATCTAAACTAAACGCAAGATCATCAATACTTGTACTGAATAAATCGAGTTGTTCAAGCGTAAACGCTCCGTTTACATCTGACATTTATGCAAGTGTTACTGTAAGTGATCCAGCCGCTATTTTTAAAATATCTCCAGTTGCTATGGTTTTACTTGCATCCAGAGCGGTGTAGTAAAGCATATTCCCACTTGAACTAGCATCCCATATTCCTATGTGACTCACCGTTCCCCATGATCCTGTTGCCTGTGGAAAGTTAATATCTGCACTTGTTGTAGACACTCCGTTACTTGGTGCTCCGAATGTTGCCGCCTGTCTTGCATAAGATGATCCGCTTAGTTCTGCCCCACTAGCATCCTCATCAGGATTTGCTGTGTGCAAAGATACATATACCGCACTAGGAGCAGACAACGCTGAGTTTCTAAGAGTATGATTAATTAATGCGTTCTCTAAATAATTAGACATTTCAGACATAATTTATTTCTCCGTTAATTTCATGGTGAGCGGTACACCGCTGTACTGCGATTGTATTGCAGTTCTGTTTAATGAATCAATCGATCTCTCCAGCATACTCGCCCACACTTGTATTCTGTTGTCGTTCATTAAATACGGCTCCGCCTCTACCAGACTTCCGTAAAGTAAAGCGTCAGGTGCATTGGCTAAAAATGTATTACTGGCATTAGTGTCAGATAAAAACTCCGGCTCTGCGTAATACAACAACTGAAACGTGTAATTACTATCGGGTGCTGGTGCGAAGTTAAACTCACTAGCCAGTATTGTATAATAATTTGGTTGTCCAGACTCTGTTGCCCTACCGTTAGCTGTGAAAGCCGATGGTGTTAAATACTGTAAACTTCCCCTTGGATTAGTATCCACATAAATATCTCTAACCTCTAAAAAATCACTAGGCAACGCCACTGTTCCATCACCACTGGTTGCACTCGCACTGACACCTTTGAGCATTGTTCTTAGTCTTAAATCACGCCTTAGTCTATTTTCTGCCAACGTAATGAAGTCTGGTATTTGATCTGTTAAATCGGTTCTACCTAAATAATTAGCAATAGATGTTTTTAAAGTTGTGTACGTTGTAAACGCCATTATACTTGTCCAGCCCTTGTTCTAAAAAACCGATTATCAGGATCATTTAAGAATGCTAAAAACTTTTTTTGATCTAACACCTGAAACCCCCTCATGATACCTTTGTGATTTAAATCATCGATAACGGTTAATGGAATACTAGCCACCTTGTTGCCAACTGGATCTCCAGACCAACGAGTGTGCTTTTTTGTTTGGTTAAATTGTTTTTTATTGCTTTCAACGATGTCCGAAACATCTTGCGTAGTCTCAATTACTATACCGCCCTCACCATCGGCATGGGCTTTTGTCTGTCTAAATTCCATTTTAATTCCTAAAAAAAAGGGCAAGACCGAACATGACTATAGAAAGTCGTGGTGGAGGTTATGATCTTGCCCTACCCTACAATTTTACTCTGTTAAGTCTCCAGCTATTCCATGAGCCGCTTCGTTTCTAACCTCAAGCGTCCACTCGGTAAGTAGCTGTTTCTTTTCTGAGTCACCAGTTTTTGCTAGATCAACTGTTTGGAATGGCCTCAAATATGCTACTGCAAGCATTTCTGGATCAACGACCAAAGCAATCTCTCCATCATCCGATTCGGTTGTGGTGTTCATCAATCTGTTTGGTACAACTGACAGAGTGCCAAAATCACTCATATAAACATCAGCCGCACCAATAATGGTGGTTGGCTCATCCGATGGAGCCAGATACCTTTGTGCCGCTATTCCAGCAAAACCGGACAATGTTACCTTTTGAGTGGCCGGAACTAAAATCACTTTTGGATCGCCACCAGAGTTATAAGTCTGTTTGATGACGTTTTTAAGAATGGTTTCGGTAAAAGCCCGATCTGTTCCATTTCCTCTAGCAGTTGTACCAGCCGATCCAGCAGTACCGCCTGATCCCAAATCTTTATTGGAGTTGAGCCAAGCCTGTATGCCACCAGCCGCTCTTGCGGTAGAAGCATTGCCAGCAGAAGCCGTTTCGTTGGAAACCAAAGTCAATTCCATATCTCGTTTAATTTCCTTGCCGACTTTAGCCATCTGGTAAGCCATCTCGCTTTTTCGCCCTGCCTTGTCCACAGCTTCCAAAGTGCCAGCCACCTTCACGGTTTTGGTACTGATCTGGCAATAATTTCCAACTCTTGTGGTTGGTGTTGCCGTTATGTCTGAACCATCTGCACCCTCAACGGCTTTGTTGTGTGCAGGTGATGCTAATACGTCTGTTTGCCATTCGTGAAAAACGGCTGTTGCCTTGCCTTTGCCAATAGAGGACATCATAGGAGTTTCTGATGGTGTAATCATGTAGATTACGTCAGACAAATCCTCTCGCTCTCCAATGGCTGTAAATGTTTGATATGTTGCCATGATATTTTCCTATCCTAATATGCGTTCAAATACAGCTTGAGCATCTCTGGTGTTACCTGATTTTCTAAGCTGTGCTTTTAATTTCTTGGTTTGCTCTACTGCGTTTGATGATGATGCTCTTGTGCCAGACTTCAGCATCTTCGGTGCTTTTTGTACCCTTTTCTGCACCTCTGGATTGCTTTGCTCTAGCTTATCGAGCAACATAGCTTTATGGAGAACTTGCACCATACGGCTGTCTACAACAGAGCCTAATTCTTGATCGGTAAACCCCATTTTTTTTCCATAGGATTTAATATCCGCCCTAAGTTGTTTACCTTTTTCCGCATCCGCATAATCCGGTAGTGCTGACGCTAACTTTTGTTGTTCCTGAGATAACAACTGTTGATATTGAGCTTGGTGTTCCGCTTGTTGCTCTTTAGCAATTCGGTCTGCTTGCTCTAACATCTTCTGTTGCTTTTCTTGAATCAAAAATTTGTCGGCAACCGCCTTATTATACGCAGTCGGGTCGGTTTCTCTTAGTCGGGATAACTCCTCACTGGACGGCTGACCTTGAGCTAGGTACTCGTTCATGGCTACCAGCCGTTGTGCATAATCATCCCTCTTTATTTTTGCTTCTTCGATTGCTTTCATGCCAGCGTTATACTGTCGTTCTTTCTCATCGACAGCTTTAGCCTTTTCTGCAATCTTAATGGTTTTACGAGTGTAATCAGACATCCGTTGATAACCCTGTAGAAGTTCATCAAGGGTCACATCCTTCTCTTCCATCTTTCCGTCAACACCTTTGACTTTAATCCGGTGAGTAGGTTGCTCCTCTATAACTTCTTCGGCATCTTCGGGTATATCCGTTTCTCCACTTTCAGTTTCTTGAGCCATTTCCACTTGCCGTTGTTGCTCCTCCTCTTTTGGAGGCTCATTGTCGGTGCTTCTATCACTCATTAATCCCTCAAGCTGGATTCCGGCTTCCTTGACTGTTACTGAAGTGTCCCCTGCTGTGGGGGTTGCCCCTTCGCTCATAGTATTACCCTTTGTGTTGTTGCAAAATCTTTAGTTTATTATTAAATATTGCTTTCTCTGATGCAATAGATTCAAAATGCGACTCTATTGCCTGTATTGCTTTAATCATTCTGTAAGCGTTCTCTCTTTCTTCATACTCAAACGCTCCACTGTTTCCAATTATATCGTAATAGCTACCCATCAACTTTTTTAACTGATTTGCAAAGAAATCATCGTTTAATAAATTCGATGCCCTCTCAGCGTCTGTCATTGAGGACTCGCTATGTTCACATTGCCTGTAATGCCAGCACCGACTTTAGCCGCCTTAAGCGTTGCCTCTGCCTCGAACTCTTGGCGTTTTAATTCTAATTCAGCCTGTAGCTCTTCACGCTTCAACTGCATCTGGGCTTCGGCTTTCTCCCTAGCCAGTTGTATGTCTGCCTGTGCTTTCTGTTGTTGCACTTGTATATCAGCCTGAGCCTTTGCCATCATCGCTTGTAAAGCTGGATCGGCCTGTTGCTGTTCCTGTGGCTGTGCCAACATTTGCTCCATCTCTGGGCTGATCTCCTTGAAAAACTCGGCTGAGTCTGCAAAACCTGCCGCTTCGATAAACCTTCCTAACGTCTCTCTGTACTGCGTGAGACTGACTAAAGGATTGTTTATACCATATCCCTGAATAACTTGCTCCTGTTTTGAGAGAACCATTTGGAGCATTGCCATCTGTTCTTGCTTATCGCCAGTTCCAAGACCGACATTGATGCTTACATCGTACTGAGTAGACCATTGTCTAGGATCCATTTGCACATACTGACCCCGAAGTCTTAAAACGTGAGCCTTGTCCTGATACTTACAGACTAATTGCAAGATACCTTTAAATAAAGATTTAACGCCTGTCTCTGCAAAGATTCTGGCTATTAACTCTAGTTTACCTCCAGCCGCCCTCGTCGTAGCCGCTACCGCCGCCGCTGTGACGTTCTGCAATATGTTGGGGTCTAATCCTTGCTGTGCATCACTGATGCCACTGCGTTTAGCCTGTACAGCGTCCAAATACTCCAACATCGGGAACGCTTGATTGGCTATGGGAGAAACAGTAAGAGGAACAACAGCGTTAGGGTTTTTCATCCGAACCACCCCACCAGCCGTTACGGAAAGCAAATCATCAAGATTTACCTGTCCCTCTACTGCACCCATCCTGACGTTGTTGGTTAAATATAAATTATCAAGCATTTGCCTGACAACTTGTGATTTAATCAACTGTAAATCTGCCGCCCTGTCTGCTAATGATTGCCCATAAAATTTATGCGGTATGGGAATCGGGCATAAACTGTGAAACGGCACATAGTCCGTCTCTTCATTTTCTAGTAGTTGATTGCCAGCATATACAATGCGTCTAAGTTCTGCGATGCCGTCACCATCAAAATCAGTCCTTAAATATATCTCGTACACTTCTGTGGTCTGCATCGAGCTATCTACCGAATCTTCATCAGGTCGCTCGGCATTGCCAAATCGTGCTGACCGCTCACTGGTATAACTCAAATCATCATAAATAGGCAAAGTCTCTATGATCGCTGGATCATAACCCATAGACACTAACTCACTCTTGGTCGTTAGCTTTCTATGAGCAACAAAGGGGCTATCCTCTATTGTTCTGCCCTTCTTTGAAATTAAAAATTCTTCTGGCGGTACATTTTCAATAACTACTTTGCCAATAATGTTTGTTTTCTGAATGACAACATTATGGCTTCTGAGCATGACTGGCTGTCCTAATT